TATTGCGAATCAATCAGAGCGTCAAAGTTCGCCTCTGTCGGCACGTCACCTGTGTCAAAATGGCCTTTTAATACTGATCTTGTTTCTGCTGCCATTTTCTAACCCACTACAAAAGTTGAACCAACGATCATCGTTCCAATGCCACCAGACGCAAAAGATTCACCATTAACAACTTCAGAACATAAAAGCTCTATAACTCGATTACGCTCATCTACGTTTCTAATGCTGCCTATTTCTAATACCTTCGACTTATAAGTCACTGTCCATTTGTGACCGTTTAACACGTCTGCATCGTATCGGATTAAAATCTTCCAACTTGCTTCGGCGTATACCTGAGCTGCTGCTGTCAACTCTCTACCGCTCAACTGGCGAACATTGGCTCGCTTAGTTGATACCGTAACTGAGTCTCCAGTCCTTTGGCCGTAACTATCAACCGATATGCTAGGCGACTTAAAAACGATCTGTTGGTGAAAGCTAGGCATAACATTGAAACTCGTCACCGATTCGAAGCTGATTAATGAGCGAATCTAAAGCAACTTGAATTCTATCCGCTCCTTTATCTCTCAACTCTTCACGATCATAGTTAAGCTCTACATGCAACTTACATGCAGCCTTTACCCTCACATCGATATCCTCAATATCGCCTTTACCGCAAACATAAGTAATGACAATGCGATCTCTAATCCCTCTGTGATCTGGCCAATTCTCGTTATAAGCAAGTTGCAAATAACTAGGCTCACCAGCAACGAGGTTATACTCTGCTGAATCCCACACCTGGTTCGTACCGTTTAGATCCACGTAAGCTACGTTGCTAATTGAAGCTACCGGAGCACCAGGCAAATAGATTCGATCTGTTCTGTAATCAAAATGAGAAAAAGAGAGCGTCCTCGTTTGAGTAAAGAACGCTCTATTTGTCATTTGCTCAATCGACTTGCGAGCCTCGGATAACTTGTCGCCAAGCTCCGTATCATCCAAAGAACTATCAACCCGTAAATGAGCTTTTAACTCAGTTAGGGTAACTGGTTCGCTGGTAGGCTCGGAAGTGATTGAAACTTCGTACATTAAACGCGGCAAACTCCACCGTTAGCGTATTCGGTATCCGTCAACGTTGGGGCATGATTTTTGGTCAAGATAGCTGTGGCGGAAATAAAACCACCAGCCGTACCATTACCAAAAGTAGCCGTGATGTCAAAATACCGTTTGCGACCAAGTAGATTGACTTGGAAGACGCAAACCTGATTGTCATCGGTTGCACTAGGCAGAGCCAAAGTACCACCCTTGGTATCAGTCCCACCGTCAAAGTCAGCACCACTCAAAGCAGCATGACCGGAGCCTGCTGAATCTGACTGAGTTAATTTTAACGCGGTCATTGCGATATCGGTTGCACCTAGTTGCACAACTACCGTCAGATAGTCGGCGCCAAGAGTATCGATCTCAACCGTAGTGGCTGATGCGTCGTCGATAATTGCGGCCGGCGGAATGCAAGCCTTAAATTTTGCATGTTGTAGTTCGTTCATTTTATCATCCTTAGCTTGCTGGTGTGTTAACTGCGATAAGTGCGCCCGCTGCTGATGCCGTACCAGCAGAATGGATATTGATATCAAATCGCTCAGTACCTTTAATTGCGATCTGGTCTTCGTCCCAGTAACGTTGGTCAGTAACGCTCATGGTCATTCCACGACGATCACCAAACAAAGCAGCCATCGACAAGTCGCCGAAGTAGCAAAGAGTCGTATTAGCGGTGTCTGCTAACGTCGTTGGTAGAACTTGCGTCCAAACAACTGGATAGCCAAGGAACTGCAAACCGTTTCCAGATTCAAGTTCACGCGAAGTGTTACCACCAGCAGCATTCTTCAGGTTATCCATCGAGGCATAATAACCAGCCTTTGAGATAAACCATGCTGGCATGAAGTTCTCGTAATGTGGAGTCTTACCAACAACCGACTCGAAATCAGTTAGGGTAAGATCCGAGAATGCAAGATTTCCAGCGGCTGCGGTCATGGTGTATTTTGAGCCTGCACCCAAAACATTCAGAGCACCAGTAACACCGTTGTAGGTGCTAGACCCATCACCGTTAAATCCTGCGTTATCTTCAGCGTAGCTAAACGCTAAAGCCATCTCGCGAGCAACTTCGTCAGCCAACGTAATCATGGCATCTTCGTTCACCTCGTCGCTCATCTTTAACCAGGCTTTCCACTTGCGAGCGATAAGCTCGATTGGATTGTAGGTTGGAGACGTGGCGGTGCCTGAGTTCGAGCCAGCGTTAGCCGGTGAGGTTTCGCCAATCGCGTATGCGGTTAGTCCACCTGTGCGAACTGGGATTACCTTGCGGTCAGACGACATAGGAACTGACTTAGCGAATCGACGGAATACACCGTAAGACTCAACCAATCGAATGATGGCCAATTCCATCTCGGTTGGAACAAAGATTCCACCCTTCTGGTCTTCACCTTCATAAAGTGCCGTGTTCTGAACGCTGTGATCGTTTAGCCACTTCTTTGATCCAGAGTGATTGAACAATCCAGCCGCAATAGTACGACCTGAGATATACGCAGCCTCTAGCGATTCGCCATCGGTGCCGAATGCTTTTAGAGAATGACGAGGCTTAGCGGTCGCGGGAATCTTAATTCCGTTAGAAACTGGCTCAACGCTCTGAGATTGGCCGCCTTGATTCTGATTGTTCAATAGCCCAGAAATACGGCTATTAAGTTGTTCAGCTTTTGCGGTTGCTTCGGCTGCCTTTAGGTCAGATTGCAATTTCTCTAGCTCAGATACTTTTGCTTCAACGTCTGTAACCTGTTCATCGGTTGGTGACTCGACCTCGCCGAACGCTTTCAACTCTTTTTCCAGGTCGCCGATTGACGCCTGAATCGCTTTAATGTCCATTTTGTAGCCTCTTTTGGTTTAGTTGAGGCCATAAAAAAACGGATAGTGGCTCTCAACAATTGATTTAACAATTGCCAAAAACTACTACCCGTTGAGGTTTCGTCTTTAGTATTTCCTTCTTTATATCATATTTCGATGATATGTCAATTTACTTAATGCCTGACAATGCCAGCTTAGACTTAATCTTGGCAGCATTAACCTTGCCTCGATTCTTAGCAGTTGCCGCAAATCGATATACGTTGTCTGATAACATTTCCTTCGGTGGAGTCTTAAAGTTAAAGACCTTGTTATTGAGTTGAGTATCCGTCTCGACTTCCGAAACTGACACACGATCTGCAAACTTATTTTCTACAGCTTCCGTTGCCGTGTACCATACCTCCTGATTGAAGATATCGGTTATCTCTTCCGCTGTCTTGCCCGTCCTTTGCTGGTAGCTTACAGACATTGCCTCAGCGTGTTTATCTAATAGCTCGGCTGTCTCCATCATCACCGTTGAGTTACCATACGCCATAGTTAGCGGCGCGTGTACCATCATCAAAGCATTGTCAGCCATAACGATCTCATCGGCAGCCATTGGAAAGTAACTAGCAGCACTCGCAGCCAGAGCGTCCACATAGACTGTTACTTTACCTTTATAGTTTCGGATTTGATTGTAAATCGATAGAGCCGTGTGAACATCTCCACCAGGACTATTGACCCTGATAGCTACGTCTTGACCTTGAAAGGAATCTAATCCTTTTTTAAAGTCCACATCAGTTACACCGCCAAACCAGTCGGCACCAACTACGTCATAAAACCAGATGGTTGATTCTGCTTTGTCTATTTCAAACATTCTTAAACCCCTCGCAAACTCCTAGAATAGCGTCCTTCCATTCCTCCGTTGGTATGGTTTCAGCTTGTTTTGTGATCTCGTCTCTAACCTCGTTAATCCATGCCTCTGGTTGGAATGACACACCAGCACTATTAGCCCTGTCAATCAACTTCTCATCAAAAGCTATTCCAGAAAACTTAGCGAACCAATTAGAGAATTTACCGGCTGTTTTTCGTTTACATTCTTTCTCAATAACCGCGAGCGAATCAGCCTTCCATGATTGTACTTGCTCACTGATAACGGCTTTAAGGATTGCCATAGCTTCTGTTGGTTCTTCCGTTGGCTCCATGTCGTCATTTTCAACAGGTACATAATTGGCATTCGGCTGAAAGAACTTCCCGCCTTCTCCATCTGGTCTGGGGTTGCGATTAGTTGCGGCGCGGTATTCATCTGGGCAAGTAGCACCGTTGGCACTTTCGATAGCGTATATCTCGGCCTGAGTCTTTCGATCCATCGCTAATAATGCACTTGCGTCATGCTCGAAATAATGGCTATCGTTGTTCTGCTGTGCTTTGGTCAATAACTTTAAGTCGCATTCCTGAGCAATATCGCACAACCGACTCGATAACGTCTGGTCGTAATAGTTGCGGTTGTCTTCCGTCCTAGAGCCGTAACCGCCGCTGTCTGGAATACCTAGCTTAGACGGTGGCATATTAAACCAGTTCGCAACCTCCCTAGCCTGATGCGTTCTCGTTTCATTCATTTGCGACTTCTCAGCGTCAATCTGGATCGAATGGAACTTTGCACCATCACGAAGAATAACAGTTTGAAACGCTTGCCCTGCATACTTCTTTTGAAATCCTTGCTCTAGGTTGTCTTTTGCTTTCTTCTCGAATGACGCAGGGATCTCCAAGATGCCACCAGCATTACAATCGCCACCAAAGAATTTAGCGGCATGGTTCACCGCTGCCAGTCCAACTGAAATGGACGTCCTAGCATTCTTCAGTAAGCTAGGCTCTACAACTCCAGGAACCTGGTTGCCTTGATAGTGCAGGATCTCTTTTGGCTTAAATGCAAAGACCTCAGCATCAGTACCCGATCCGATCTCTGAATAATAAAGACCATCCTTAAACTGTGTACGATCTGGCCTGAGAATGTACATTCCTAAGATTCGCTGATTCGTTGGATTCCTCTTGATCCAAGCATAAGCGTTATTCCACAGCAACTGTTGATAGACGAAGTTAGACCAAAATCTAAACGCTGTCTGCTGCTCATTCGCTCGACGTTTGACGATTGAATACGCTTGATGCTTTCTGTCAACGTCCCTAGCCTTTGGGCCCAGCTTCGGTTGTCTGGTGTAAACGTTTAGTTTCATTTTGGCAATGTCGCCAGATATCATCGCTAGAGCTTGACTAACCGGGGCATAGCTCACCACGTCATTAACACCGACGGAAATACCCGCCTCTGTTTTCTTTGACAATGCGTAGTCGTGGAATACCTCTTGAATCGTCTTAGCCTGTATTCCAAAGACCTGTTTAATGATGCTCACTTATCGCCTCGATTCATTCCGTTTACGGTGCCTACCATTAGGGCGACTCCAGTTAATATTAAACACATAGCAGGACTAACCAGCCACATACCAACGATTGACAGCACTCCGCCTACACAAAATAGAGTTGTTTGAATTGTGCTAATCAACCTGATATCCAGTTTTCTGATTCTTCATAAAATTGCCCAGCTTTGTAGTCTTCGCCATGATACGCGCGGTGCAATGCCATAATACCCGCAACTATACCGTCTATCTTTTTCACATCATCACGCTTAGGTTTACATGGTATCTTACCATTTTTTTCGTTAGTTTTCACCTGAACATGACCAGCCTGCCAATTTAGAACTGGATGGTTATTATGTTTCAATCGCTTCTCTACCAGCATAGCTTCATAGTTTTCCGTTGGTCCTGCGTACATCGAAACAGACTGTTTAAACTCGGCACAATCCCAACGCAACTCATCCTCGCAGAACTCATCAATCAAATCATAAGCGTATGTCTTATCGTAGGATAAATCGATCACATTGAAGTTCTCATCTATCCATTTCATTTTCTCTTTAATGTAGCTCAGTTTAACCGTCTCCCCTGGCACTAATTCTAGATGCCCTGACTCAGCCCAGTCTAAGAATTCAACTTTGTCTTTGTTCTCCCTAGCGTATTTCTCAGGGAGCCAGAACAATGGGAACTGGTAGAAAATTGGCTCGTAATCATTTGACTTGAAGATCATAGATATCGCTGTCATGTCCCTAGTCTTTGACAAGTCCAGCCCTAGCCAAACTGAATCGCCCGCAAAATCCATTACGTCATACTGTTCGGCGTTCGCTTTCCAATCGTCCATTCTCAGCCAAGGATTTTCGGACTGTTGCCAGATATTCAAACGGTACATTTTGAAGTCTGCAAATAGACTAGGTGATTGCTTTGATTCCTCGAAGTCAGATAGGAACTCTTCGCGGTTCGCTGTATGTCCCCATGCTGGATTAGCTAACTTCCCGAACTTGATAGGATCTGCTTTGATATCCTCGTCGGTTGAATCTTGTGGAGCCTCGTAAATCCTTCCAAAGAGATTCGTGTTTTTGATCTCACCAGCA